CTAGGATAAAGCACGGATTCCCACCTCCCGGCCCCTCGGCCTCAAAACTGACAATCCGACCCCCCTGACCCTCAAGGCCTAAAAGGAATTCCTGCAGATTTGAATCATACGCAATATCAATCTCAATCTTGGTCATTTAGTATCTCCGTTCTTGTTTATATTATAACTATACGACGGAGCGGAATTAATGTCAACAAAAAAAACACAGAAAATAAAAATAATTTCTGAAAAAAAGTCGTTGACAAAATTAGAGATCTGGTGTTAGATGGTTAATTGAGAGTGATCTGGAACGGCTTCGCACAGGCTCAGAGCGGGTTTTCCGGCCCGTTTTCGCGGGCTCTCACACGGCGTTTGATTAAATTTAATGGCATTTTAATCGAGGATAAATAATGCTATTTTATCCGTCAGTATTGGTAAGTCTTACCACTGGTGTCGGTGTTATTGGTAAGATCTTACTGGTTACCACAGCCTGCAGGTACAGTATTCCTCAGGTATAGATCCACAGATACATAGCTTGTCTGTATTGGCTGGGATTATCTCAGTAGATCCTGTATAGGGAGTATCTATTGTATTACTAGACTCTACGATCTCTAGTCTCTTGTCTAGACTGTCTACCTTCTTGAGTAGCTCTTTTATATCTTGTCTGAGGAACTGGAGCTCGGTAGGTGACATTTTCTAGGTCTCACTTTTTAGGTCTAGCTTTCTAGGTTACCCCGTTTTTCTAGGTCTAGCTTTTTAGGTCTCAATTTCTAGGTCTAGCAAAACTGGTCTAATATCTTAGGTCTCGTTATTTAGGTCTAAGATTTTAGGTCCAGTTTTCTAGGTCTAGCTTTTTAGGTTACCCTGTTTTTCTAGGTCTAATAAATTAGGTCCAGTTTTCTAGGTCTCAATTTCTAGGTCTAATAAATTAGGTCTCAAAAAACTGGTCTAGCTTTCTAGGTCATCCCCAGTTCTGGTCTTCTAGTCTCGGCTGGTTATTCTTAGCAGAAGTAATGTTGGTGTTGGGAGCCGGACCGGGATCTGACTTGATCGTGATCTTGCTGGTTGGCCTGATAGACATGAAGCCGAGCTCGGGATCGAGGAATCCTAGCTGACCCCAGCCGGGAGTGCATGAGAGGGGTACGACCGGAGTAGTTCCTGCCGGCTGGGTGATCGCGTCGTAGTCGGGATTGACTCCGGATGACTGGTCTGGCGTAAGCTGAGACTTGAGGTCGTCGATCTCTCTCTGGAGCTCTCGGTTCCTCCGCATCTCTCTCGACATCATTCCCTTAAGCTCTTGGACCTCGTCGACCAGCTCTTGGTTCACGCGTCTCAGTACCTTGCGCTGCTCGTAGAGCTTGATCTTGCGGTTGAGGTGGGTGTTCCGGTTCTTACCCAGCTTGAGGTGAGCCTGCAGGAGCTTGTCGATCTGGTCCTGCAGCTTTTCGATGATGTTGTCGAGCCTAGCCACGTCCTCGCACTTCTTGACGTACAGCTCGAGTACTTCTTCTAATGTAAAGTTAGTCACGATCTCCTCCTATTTCAAACTCATTGGATATATCCATCCCGCCGGCCATGTAGAGAGGTACGTACGCCCTCGTGTCGAAGCCCAGCCGATCGTAGATCAGGTACCGGAAGGTTCCACCCTCCTTCGCGTGCTCCACAAGCTTCCTGAACACGTAAGCCGTGACCGCGATCTGGGTATTCATGTCGAGACTGTCCCATACCTTCTTCTCGTTCTGCTCCTCGTCTTCCCAGCTCATCCCAGCATGCTCCTCATTCATCGTACCAGTCTCCTACCTGAGCGTACACCTTGTCGATCACGTCGTGGATGCTCCTGCACGCCTCGTGGAACTTTACGTAATCTTCCTCTGAGATCTCTACGACCTTTGGCTGGTAGTTCTTACCGTAGCTGCATGCTTCCCAGTCGGTGTCCTTGACGAGATCCCACGGGATCAGGTTGGTGTAGTCACCGATGCCGTTTGGAAGATCGTCGCAGCCACCCATCGAGTTGTACTCGTCGACGTACACCTTCATGTTCACTTACGCTTGTCCTCTAAGATAATTTTAACCGTTTGTTGGTTCATGTATTCTTGAGAATAATACTGATAAAGAGAGACTTCCATCGACTTGACAGCCTTATCGATCTCTTCTCTTATAATCTGTTCGATGTGAGGTTCTAATGATTTACGAATAAGCGACTTGACGTGATCTTCAAATAATTTAAGAAGAAGGTCATCGCTAGGTTTAATAAAAGATGTCGACATTACTTATTCTCTCCCTTGGTGTATGTGATCACGTACCAGTGCTCTTCTCCGGGCTTGGGAGTTCTCAAGCCGACGATCTCGTATCCCAGCTTCTCGGTGAGATACTTGATCATGTTGCGGGCTCCACCCTCGCTCATGCAGCGCTCTGTAAACACTTCCTGCTTCCTCTTTCTAACCATCTCTTGACCAACACCTGTTCGAGTTCGTATGCCTCTCCCTCCCACGGGCGTTCGAGGTACTTCGTATTAGAACTATAGATCTTTCCATCGTACCGGTGACGACCGTCCTGATAGAGCCGGAGCTTACCGGTGGCGTACTGCCATACGTGAACCATCTCGTGGGCTAGAGTCGTGAGCAGAGCCATCTCGTCCAGACTCTTCTCGAGAGATATCCTGAACTCACGGGGACGAAGGTCGTCATCCTCCACTGCGCACCAGCCATCGGCTCCGATGTCGCGCTTGACTTCCACGGTGATGTACGTGTTGAGTGCTAGGCGATACCTCTCGCGGAACAGCTCGTCCCTGAAGAAGTTCATGGCCTGATTGATCTGACTCTTGGTTACTCTGTTCATTATCAGATAATATCATGGAACTGGATTAATGTCAACCGTAAAGTGGCTTTCCATTGAAAATAGTTCGCATCGCATCCATGTAGTCTTCCTTCTGCTTGACGAAGACCTGTGGCTGTTCATGGTCGACTGCGATGATGATGGCGATCTGCGGGATCTTCTGGTTCGTAAGCTCCTCAGCCATCGTTGCATAGCACGTAGCTTGGATGAAGTATCCCTGTATGTATGACTCTTCTTTGAGCCTGCGCGATGTCTTGAAGTCCACCACCGACAACACGCCGTCGAACTCCGCGATGCAGTCGGTGCGTCCAGCCGTGTAGAGCTTATTAGAGTAGAGTGGAGCCTCGATCGCGTGTACGACGCCGATGTGCTCGTCAAGCACTGGCCTGATCGTGTTGAACGTCATCTTGTTTGCCGGCATCGTCTTCTCAGGCCAGTTCTCCTCGTTCAAGAGATAAGCCTCAGCACACGCGTGAACTGCGGTTCCCCTGTTGCCGGCCTGAACGAGTATCTTATTAGCCTCTTCTTCGCCGACTCTCTGTCTCCACTTGTCGAGACCAGACTTGTCAGTGCGAGCTCCGAGAACTGTGGTGACTGACGGGTACGGGACTCCGTCAGCACCGATGTAGTGTCGCTTCCCGTCGATCTCAGTCATTACGAGTGGATCGAAGTGCCAGAAGTCGTGGACGAACTCTCGATTACGCAGTAATCTTGAGCCGGTGTTTGTCTTATTAAACATTATATAGTTTTCTCTTTGCAGTATTAGGCTGTAATCTTCAATCTATCTTTAGTTATAATGTATTCTTTCACGAGCGAGCTGCGAACAATATCATTCTCATCAAAGTCAATGAACTCGAATGACTTCATCTTATTGATGATCTTCATAAAATCTATTAGCCCGTTCTTCTCGTGATCCCTGGTGAAGTCAGACTGCCTGAAGTCTCCACAGAACATGATCTTACAGTTCTTACCCACGCGAGTGATGACTGAGTCCAGCTCGTGCAGCGTGCAGTTGGCGATCTCGTCTACGACAACGATACAATCATTGAGAGTAACACCTCGTATGAAAGAAGTACTGATGAACTCAACCACTCCTCGCTGCTTGAGATACTCGTAAGCATCTCCTCGTCCAAATAGCTCTGTAAAGATTGCCTGATATGGAGCCTCATAGACCTTTGTCTTCTCCTTATTATTCCCCGGAAGGAATCCCATGTCGCGAGTTGGAACCACGCTTCTAACTATAATTAGCTTCTTATATCGAGAGTCGTCTTCGACCAGCTGTCTCATAGCTAAGTAGCAGCTGATGAAGCTCTTGCCGGTGCCGGCTATCCCATGCAGCATCAAGTTCTTCTCACGAGAATAGTGGTCGAATGTAAGTCGCTGGTTATCCGTGAGTGGCTCGATATGTCTGAGCTTGAAGTTTATCTTGAGGTTGTTGTCCTCTCTTCCTCCCTGTTGCTGCTGGACTCTCTTTTGTTTTCTGCTTAGACGCTTGGTTGGTTCCATGCTTGTATTCTCTGTTAGTGTTGAGGGATCATAACTTACTTATCATCATACTCCATAGTGTCATCTCTAAAGTCTGCATACCTGTATCTCTGCAGAGGATCTTCATCTAAAGCACCGATAGGCATAGCGTTGAATGCTATGATCTGTCGGTTATTACCCGGATGCGGCATGCCAGAATGTCTCATCCAACCCGGATATATCACCAGCTTTCCCTCTTCAAACGGGACCTGATGGTGTCTGTCGTACCACGTAGTGCTGGTCTTGTAGGGTTTACCCTTACCGCCGTACATTCCATCCATCTTAAATGTCCTGAAGTCACTCATGATGTTGTGATAGAGCGTTCCTCTCGAGTCTTCTACATCGCTGTAGAGATAGTAAGTGCCTACGAACATGCAGTTGTTGTGCGTATGTACGTGGTGCTGACCTCCGTGATGCTGTATCGTGCTCCACATAGCGGTTATGTCGATGTCGAAGCCGTGATCTGAGATCTCAGCCACTACGTCGTTCAGGCATTCTCTAAAGAAGTTGGTGAGCGGTGCGTATATATCTTTCTTGTGAAAGTTTGGTAGACTTAGTAAGACCTTGCTGTCTCTGTTGACTACGTAGTGCTGGTACTCTTCGTTGTACTCTTTCCAGATCGGGTGATACTTCTTGTAGTCCTTGAACTTAAAAGTATACATCGGAATGCGGAATATGTCAACCGCCTTCATATCATTACGCTTCTGGTTCAGATTTATCTTAATCATTAGAATGTATTGATGCTTGACTTCTGGAATCCCTTGCTGTTGCCCTTCTTCATGTCCTTCAGCAGGTCGCGAAAGCCCTGATCGGGTTTTAAGCTCGTACCTATGCTGACTGCAGACACCAAGCTGGGGGCATCATTCACCAGCTGAACTACATTGGGGTTGCTCTTGAGATAATCATCTAAAGCGGAGATACTCATGAACTCTGAGTACTCCTCACCAGTATCATTGTTTAGAAAGTTATACGTGGGCATCTCTTAATTCCATTAGGTGATCGAAGTCGTTGGGATCTAATCCCTCTTCGCTGGTTAGATCCTCGATGCTCTTGACGCGAAGAGCGCGCTCGTACCTGCGCTCTTGCTTCTTGTTCTTGTATTCTTGACGTGAGTCATAATCGCCATCATAATAATCGCGCTCATTGTTTCTACGTCTAGTCTTACTCATTTTACCATTGACTCCGGTGGAAGTAACTCGGGGAACGCCTCGCGGACCAGCTGAGCGTCGATACCCTTCATGTTGGCTGGAAGCTTCTTGTCCTTCATGGCGCAGAGCAGGAGAGCGTCAGCCGGTGCGCAGTTCTCAAGCAGGTGGATAAACATCATCTCGCGCTGGGACTGACTCTTTACGGGAGCTCCACCCTGAACGTAGTACGTGAGCTTTCTCAGCTCGCGAAGGAACACCGACTCCTGATCCTGAAGGTCGTTGGCCTTGAACGGCGGGATACCCTCGGGCAGCAGCCACTGAATGCGTGGGTCAAACGCACCCTGAAGTACTGTCAAGAGCTGGTAGCTCTTATTGGCCCTGAGTGCAGCGATCTTCTCTTCTCTCTTCTTGAGCTTCGCAACCTTCTCAAGGAACTCGGCCATGCCGACAACTGTAGCCATTATTAAAACTCCTGAATGTGCTCGGTTAAGTGTTTAAGTTTATTAGCGACGAAGTAGTTGAATAGTTTGTCTCGGCTCTTGCTCTCGAGCGAGTTGTACTCATCGAGGATGCGCTCCTCGATAGACTCTGGAATAGTAGAGAGATCGATGATCTTGATATTACGCTGGAAGTTGCGCAGGGTGTTGTTGTCGACGTGAGCTGACAAGTTACCAAACATGTCGAGCATGGCGTCGATCTTTTTCTGAGTCAGAGGCTTCTGTCGCTTACCGTTGGTGACAAACGTGTCGTCGTCAGAGAGTACGTTGGGTACGCCATCGCCGGCATCACCGCGCAGCACGTGCTCGCGCTTGTACTTCTTGGGATCGTCGTGCTTGATCCACTTCTTGCGTACTGGATCGTACTGCTTGACGTTGGGATATGTGTGGAGCTGGATGAAGTCCTTGTCACCGGACAAGATCAAGATGTCGTCGTATTCGTTGTGCTTGCAGAGAGTAGCGATGATGTCGTCAGCCTCGCACGCATCGACGTCAACTACCTTGTAGGGAAAGAACTCCTTGAGCTCGGCGCGGATCTTATTCATGCACTCAAAGATAGCAGCCCAGTCGAGCTCGGAGGCTTCCTGTGACTTCTTGCGGTTAGCCTTGTAGTATGGGAAGATCTGCTTACGCCAGTAGTTCTTGTTGTCGCAGGCGATGACGAGCTCGCCGAACTCATCGGCAAACTTATTGCGGTACGAGCGAAGAGAGTTGAGTACCATGTGGCGTACCATGTTCTCTTCAATCTCGGCGTTGGTGTGATTACCCAACTGCATCATAAGGTTAGACAGCATAACTTGTGAGAGATCAACAATGATCATGATTTATAAACAGCCTCAGCTGCTTCCTTTCTCTAGGTCTGGATTCTTAAACTTCAGGTTAAGTTCATCTACTACTTTTAGTCCACCCTCGGGAGCTCCCTCAGGTGTAAACACTGCCTCTGACAGTTCACAGAATGGATGCTCGAGTCCGTGATAGCGACAGAGTAGAGCTCTAACAGCTTCCACTACAAAAGCTCCGTCTTTGAGATAAGCATCTTCAGAACCTTCGTCGTCGATGCCAAAATCAAAGGCAGCAGCCTCGAGCTGTGTGAATAGCATTGGTATTACGTTGGCGAGTGTCTCATTGATATGGTGATGCTTGAGATACAACATGCGATCTTCTATCTGAGATTCGTCGGTTGGGACGAACTTGCCACTAATATTAGACTTTGGAAACTGGATAATGTTATCCATGAATTGTTCCTATTTTGATAATAAACTAGTAGATCAAATATGTCAACTGGTTTATTTAGGCATTATCGTTGGCTAGAACTGTTGAGCCCTCGGTGGTGAACTTGAAGTCGTATACCTTGCATTGTGTATTCTGCTCAAGATCGTGGATAACTCCGGCTCTCTTGTCCTGTGGTACGTAGAACACGAAGAAC